TGCTTTATGGTATAGATTTGAATCACTCACAACTAATGCTGGAGTAGTTACTACAGCAGACGATTCTGGAAATGGATTAACAGGAACAGTAGAAAATGGAGCAGTTTTATCAACAAACGTACCTTAATACATATGAGTAATTTAACATACAACACGATAGCAATAGCAGATTTAAACAGCATTGACTTTACGCAAGTGGAACAAACAAGTACTGAAACAATTAGAAAGTCTATTGATGAAACTCAGTTTGTTATTAAGTGGGAAACACAACCTAGTTTTATAACAGATGGAACTGTTGTTCCTTTAGGATCTTATAACCACTTACAGTGTGTAGAGTTAATGGGAACAAATTTTTGGAGCATACCAGACCCTGAATAAATATTAAAATAAAAAAAATGAATAATAAAAGTTATATAGTAATTGAGTTAAGTGATACTAACTTAGTTTTATTTTCTCAAGTAGATCAGCAAAGTGCTCAGTCAATGAGAAGAAATTTAGCAAATACTCAAGGGTTATTAAGCTATAGAGTAACTCCAAGTTTTGTTACAGATGGTAGCTTGCCAATAGTAGGCGACGTGATGAATCAAGATGAGGCTTTAGCTTTAATGGCAACTGCAGCTTGGTCATTACCAGATCCTGTATAGTAAAAAGTCACTTATACAAGTAAATATATAAGTAACAGACAATTAAATTAAATCAAATCAAATGAAAATTAAAGAAGACGAATTATTATTAATTCAAGAACAACAAAAACAATTAAGCGAGCTTATAAATAACATAGGTATATTAGAAACTCAAAAACATGGGTTATTACATGATATAGCTGGTGTTAATAAGGAAATAGAAGATTATAAAGAAGTTCTTGAAGCAGAATACGGTGCTATCAATATTAGTGTTGAAGATGGTACTTATACTGAAATAGAAACTGATGTCGAAGGTAATAAGGAAGATTAGTATAGGCTCTGACTATAAGAATGAAGCAATGCATTATTCTATTGGTCAGGAAGTTTATGGTGGCCATATTATTGGAGATATACTTTACGAAGAAGAAGATCAATCATATAATATTTTTATAACTAAAAATAGTGAAGTTCTTCCTTGGAAAAAGTTTAATCGAAATATGGCAATTTCCTTAGAATACGACTTGAAATATTAATGAAAAGTCTATATAGTTTTATTGTTAAACCTTTAAATGAAAGGTATGACAATATTAAAAAAGTTGGTGATAAAGAATTAATCATTAACTCAAGTATAGAAAATCATATTTTTGTAAGTAAAAAAGCAGTTGTAGTTTCGACTCCAGCTGCTTATACTACAGAAATAAAAGTTGGTGACGAAGTTTATATTCACCACAATATATTTAGAAGATGGTATGATCAAAAGGGAAGAGAAAGAAACAGTTCAACTTACTTTAAAGATGATATGTGTTTTTGCTCTCCTGAACAGATATACATGTATAACTCAATACCACATTTAGATTATTGCTTCGTAAAACCAATTTTAAACAACCATCTTCTAGAGAATAGAAAAGAAGAACCCAACGTTGGTATAATAAAATATACTAATAAGACCTTAGAAGCGCTAGGAATCAACCCTGGAACACTTATTACGTTTACCCCAAGCTCTGAATTTGAGTTTATTATAGATGGTGAGCGACTTTATTGTATGAAATCAAATGATATAGCTTTAACTCATGAATACCAAGGAGACGAAACAGAAAATAATCCAAGCTGGGCATAAGGCCATTGAGGAACTTATTAAAGTAGCAAAAGAAAAGATTGTTGACTCAGACGACGATGTAAGCGCTGACAGATTAAAAAATGCTGCTGCCACTAAGAAACTAGCTATCATGGATGCTTTTGAAATATTAAACAAAATCCAAACAGAAGAGGATTTGTTAAATCAAAAACCAAAAGAAGCTAAAGAAGAAAAAACCTTTAGAGGTTTTGCAGAAGGGAGAAGTAAATGAGTTACCAGCAAACTCTATGGAAAGAGGTTAAGGATTTAATCAACCCTAAGATATTAAAAAAACAGAATCGTTTAAAAAAATGGGAGTACGGTTATAACTCTGATTATGATTTTATAGTAATAAGTAAAACTGGGCAAATTGGACAAATCATTGAAATACAAAATCTCAGGATTGCTTTACCAGCAACAAATGAACCGTTTAAACGAAGCGAAAACAAAGAGGATCAGTATTGGCAAAAAGCCGATTATCCAAAAGAGTTAAGTAGAATTAAAAGTAGATTTGACTGGGAAGAATACGATACAGAGTTCAAAGAAAAATGGTATGATTATATCGATAAAGAATTTACTAGAAGAGAACAAGGTTATTGGTTTTATAATAAAGGTAATCCTACATATATCACTGGTACTCACTACATGTACTTACAATGGTCAAAGATTGATGTTGGAGCAGCAGACTATAGAGAAGCAAATAGATTATTCTTTATATTCTGGGAAGCATGTAAAGCAGATACAAGATGTTATGGGATGTGCTACCTTAAAAATAGACGATCTGGATTTTCATTCATGTCTTCTGCGGAACTCGTTAACCAAGCAACAATATCTTCAGATGCAAGATTTGGTATATTATCTAAGTCAGGATCTGATGCAAAGAAAATGTTTACAGATAAAGTGGTTCCAATATCTATCAATTATCCGTTTTTCTTCAAGCCGATTCAAGACGGTATGGACCGTCCCAAGACAGAACTAGCATATAGAATACCTGCTAGTAAACTAACTAGGCGTAAATTAGATGATAACGTTAAGCTAAAAGAATTACAAGGTCTTGATACAACTATTGATTGGAAAAATACAGGTGACAACTCTTATGATGGTGAAAAGCTAAAGTTACTAGCTCATGATGAAAGTGGTAAATGGGAAAGACCTGATAACATATTAAACAACTGGAGAGTTACAAAAACTACATTAAGACTAGGATCAAGAGTCGTAGGTAAATGTATGATGGGCTCAACTTCAAACTCATTAGATAAAGGTGGAAACAATTTCAAAAAACTCTATTACTCTTCAGACGTTACAAAAAGAAATAGAAATGGACAAACATCTTCTGGACTCTATTCTATGTTCATCCCTATGGAATGGAACTACGAAGGATTCATGGATTCTTACGGATCACCTGTTTTCATTAGAGGAAAAAATATTGTCAAAGGAATCGATGGCGTTGAAATTGAAACAGGAGTTATTGAGCATTGGGAAAATGAAGTAGACGGACTTAAGGACGATCAAGACAGTTTAAACGAATACTACAGACAGTTTCCAAGAACTGAAATGCATGCTTTTAGAGATGAAGCAAAAGAAAGTTTATTTAACCTAACTAAGATATACCAACAAATAGATTACAATTTAGAAGCTAATAATATAGCAGCTGTAACTATTGGTAGTTTCATGTGGGAAAACGGAATAAAAGATTCTAAGGTTATATTTAGCCCTCATAAAGACGGTAGATTTAAAATTAGTTGGGTTCCGCCTATTGAAATTCAAAATAGAATAATTAATAAAAATGGAGGTAAATACCCTGCTAACGAACACATTGGAGCTTTTGGCTGTGATAGTTACGACATTAGCGGTACTGTTGATGGTAAAGGCTCTAATGGAGCTTTACATGGACTAACTAAGTTTTCAATGGAAGACTCGCCACCTAATCACTTTTTTTTAGAATACATATCAAGACCTCAAACGGCTGAGGTATTCTTTGAAGATGTTTTAATGGCTTGTATATTTTATAGTATGCCAATACTAGCTGAGAATAATAAACCTAGACTATTGTATTATTTTAAACGTAGAGGTTATAGAGGGTTTTCAATGAATCGCCCTGACAAAGTTTGGAATAAACTTTCTACAACTGAAAAAGAAATAGGTGGAATACCTAATTCAAGTGAAGATATTAAACAAGCACATGCTGCTGCTATTGAATCTTACATAGAAGAATATGTAGGTATGAGTGAAAACGGCCACGGAGATATGTATCATCAAAAAACATTAGAAGACTGGGCTGTTTTTAATATTAATAATAGAACTAAACACGATGCTTCTATTAGTTCAGGATTAGCTATAATGGCTTGTAATAAAAACAGGTATACACCTGTAGCTATTAGACAGAAAAAGTTTATAGATCTAGGCATTAAAAGATATGATAACACAGGTTATAATTCAAAAATAAAATAAATGATAAATACTAATTACAATAGTTCTTTTCCAGATCAGGTAGTACCAGATGCAGAAAAAGCTACTTACGAGTATGGTTTACAAGTAGGTAGAGCTATAGAATCTGAGTGGTTTACTAATGACAATGGTTTTACGGATAGATTTGGTAGTAATTATAATTCTTTCCATAACTTAAGGTTATATGCAAGAGGAGAACAATCTGTACAAAAATATAAAGACGAACTTTCTATTAATGGTGATTTATCTTATTTAAATTTAGACTGGAAACCTGTACCTGTAATACCTAAGTTTGTTGACATAGTTGTTAATGGTATGTCTCAAAGAAATTATGAAATAAAAGCTTATGCTCAAGATCCTGAGTCTTTAATTAAAAGAACTGCTTACGCTGAATCTTTAATGAGAGACATGAGGCAAAAAGATCTTATAAACCAAATAAGCCAAATAACTGGTATGGATGTTTCTAAGTCAGGTGGTAAAGGTTTAGAAATGGAAAGTGAAGAAGATATAGAACTTCACATGCAAATGAGTTATAAAGAGTCTATTGAAGTAGCTGAAGAAGAAGTAATTAATAATGTATTAGCTAACAATAAGTATGATCTAATTAGAAGAAGATTAAATTATGATTTAACTGTATTAGGTATATCAGCTGTTAAAACTGATTTTAATAGATCTGAAGGAGTTACATTAAACTATGTTGATCCAGCTAGTTTAGTTTATTCATATAGTGAAGATCCTAATTTTGAAGATTTATATTATGTAGGTGAAGTTAAATCAATAAGCTTACCAGAACTTAAAAAACAATTTCCTTATTTAACTGCTGAAGAATTAAAAGAAATACAAAAGTATCCAGGTAATCAAAACTACACTAGAAACTGGAGTGGTCGTTACGATGACAATACTGTGCAAGTAATGTATTTTGAATATAAAACTTATGCTAATCAAGTATTTAAAATAAAAGAAACAGCTAACGGTCTTGAGAAAGCTATAGAAAAAACTGACACTTTCAACCCGCCAGAAACTGATTCATTTTCAAAAGCATTTAGAGCTATTGAAGTTCTTTATTCTGGAGCTAAAATATTAGGTCATAATAAAATATTAAGATGGGAACTAGCTGAAAATATGACTAGACCTTATGCTGACACTGTTAAAGTTAATATGAACTACAACATTGTAGCTCCTAGAATCTACAAAGGTAGAATAGAGTCTATAGTTTCACGTATAACTGGTTTTGCTGACATGATACAGCTAACTCATTTAAAACTACAACAGGTGATGTCTAGAGTAGTTCCTGACGGGGTTTACTTAGATATGGATGGTTTAGCAGAAGTTGATTTAGGCAATGGTACTAACTATAACCCAGCAGAAGCATTAAATATGTATTTTCAAACA